AAATATACAAATATTTTAATTATTAAATTATTTTTAGAGGTGAAATATGGAAGAAATTTACAATAAAATAATTGAAAAAGTGAAAGAATTAACAGATATTAGCAACGAAGCTAGATTGAAAATTCAAGTAATTATTTTAGTTAAAAAATCTCTAAATTTTATGAATAGAGATGATTTTCCAGTTGAACTCATAGAGCCATTTGCTGAGCATTTAGCATTAAAGACCATTGAAGAAACGAACTTACAAGGTAATATTTCTAAAGTTACTGAAGGAGATACGACAATAGAATATAACACATCTAATAACACAACTGATGAAATGTTTCTATCTTTAAAAAGCCAATTATTTAGGTTTAGAAAGGTTGGGACTGTATGAGTATATTAGATAAGTTGCATACTGATAAAGTTACAGTTATTAGATCTGTTGTAGTTGTAGATGAATATGGAGGAGCTTTTGAAGAACAAAGAGAAATATTAAAAGATATCCCCTGCAGACTTTCACAGAAATGGTTGAGAAGTGTTACACCAGGAATGGTTAACAGTAGTGGTCAAGAATATAAACTATTTGTAGGCTTAAATGTAGATATTAAACAAAATGATTTGTTGAAAATCACAAGAAAAGCTGATGGAGCTGTTTATATGTTCAAGGCATCAAAACCTTTAGCTTATAACATAATAAAACATAAGGAAATAGTTCTAACAGAAGTATCTGAAAATGAGGTAGATTATGGAGCTTAAAGGATTTAAAGAATTTGATAAGATTCTTATAGAAATAAAAGAAAAAGCTCCAGAAACTACTAAAAAATTTTTGATGTTACAAGCTGAGGATTTAAAAAAAGATGCTAAAGAATTAACACCTGTTGACACTGGAACTTTAAAAAATGCTTGGCAAAGAGAAAACGGAAAAAGATTAACTGGAAATACATTCTCTCAAATAGTATTTAACATGACTAATTATGCTAATCATATTGAGTATGGACATAGAGTTGGAAAGAGTAAAACAAAATTCATAAAAGGTAAATTTATGCTTAGAAAAGCATTAAATATAAGGCAAACGAAATTTTATAAAGATTTAAAAAATTTTTATGGAGGATTGATAAAAAAATGAAATGGGCAGATATAAGAAATGCATTAAATAAGATTATTTCAGAAAAGTTAAAAGTAAATCCATATAGTGAAGATATAGACAATGTCAAAAAGCCTTGCTTTTATATTGATTTAGTTAGTTATAAAAAAGAGTTTAACTCTGAATATAGAGAACTAAAAACAATAGATGTTGATATTATCTATTATCCAAAAACTAATGGAAAGCTAACTAATGCTGAGATATTAGAGAATTTAGAAAACTTAGATGATGCTTTGGAAATAGAAGGGAAAAAGGTTTTACATGTACTGGATAGATATCTAGCTTTAAGAAATACAGATATAAAAATTGTAGATAGAGTTGGGCATTATGTCTTTACATTGAGTTTATATGACTTATATGGAAAACCTTATGATTATGAGCTTATGAAAGATTTGGAATTAAGATTTATAGAAGGAGGTAGCAATTAATGGGAAATGAAGTAGGACAAATAAAAGCTAGTCCAAACATTAATATAGAGTTTAGAACTCTTGCAACAACTGCTATACAAAGAAGTGAAAGAGGGATAGTTTGCTTAATATTAAAAGATACTAAGAAAACTATAAAATGGAATATTCTAAAAACAATAGCTGATTTAAAAGATGATGAATGGGAAGCTAAAAATGTTAAATACATTAAATTAGCAATGTACTATGGAGCTAAGAAAATATTAATAAGAGTGTTACAAACTGGAGAGAACTTAGATGATGTTCTAGGTGAATTTAAAGAAAGAAAAATGCATTGGTTAGCATATCCAGGAGCAGAAGAAACAGATGACCAAAAACTTGTAATTTGGACTAAACAAGTATTTGGAAATGATGGAGCAATAGGAAAAACAGTAAAATATGTTTCTAGCTTTGCTGACAATACAGATCATGTGGCTATTGTAGAGTTAGGAAATACAGGAACTTATAAGTCTATATATGGAGATTTTACAGCACAAGAATATACAGCAGCAATAGCTGGACTTATAGCAGGAATGCCTTTAAATAGGTCAGCAGATAACTTTGTAATGAGTGATTTAAAAGAAGTAGATTATTTTGAGCCAAAACTTGGTAAATTCTCTCTATACAATGATGATGAAAAAGTCAGAGTTAATTATGGTGTAAACTCAAAAACTACTTTTGATAGCACTTGGAAGAAAGACACAAGAAAAATCAAAATAGTTGAGGGAATGTGCTTTATAACTGACGACATAAGAGATACATTTAAAAATTATTGGTTAGGAATTTATATAAATGACTACAATAACAAAATGAATTTCTGCTCTAATGTTACAAAAGTATATTTTAAAGAAATGACTCCAAATGTATTAAGTGGAGACTATGATAATAAGATTGAAATAGACTTAGAAGCACAAAAGAGATTAATTATTTTAGATAAAAAAGACCCAGAAGAAATGACTGAAATGGATATATTAAAATATCCTAGTGGTGATGATGTATTTTTAACTGGAGATGTTAGATTTGCAGATACAATGTCAAATCTTTCTTTGGTTATAAAGATGTGATAGGGGGTAAAAATGGCAGATACAAATATAAGAGGTTATCATACTATTGCTGGAGCTCATGGTACTCTTTGGATAGACAATGAAAAAATAGCAGAATTTACAAAAGTAAATGCAAAAGTAACAGCTGACAGAAAAGATGTACAATTAGGCTTATCTGTTGATAGTAAGATTGTAGCCTTAAAAGGTGAGGGTAGTGTTACTCTTGAAAAGGTATACTCGAGAGGTAAAAAGATACTTGAAAAATTAGTAAAAGGAAGAGATGTTAGAGTTAGAATAGTTACTAATTTAGCTGACCCAGATACACCTGGAAAGCAAGAAGAAAGAATTTCTCTAGATAATGTATGGTTTAATTCAATAGACTTGATCAACATTGCTAGAGGAGAAATAGTTGAGGAAGAATATCCATTCGGATTTACTCCTGAGGATCTAAAATATGAAAATAATATAAAATAGGAGGATAAAATGTTAGCGACCATTGAAGATTTATTGAAAGCAGGAAAAGAAAGAGAAAAAAAGAAAAAATTTAAAGTTTTAGTAAAGGAATTAGATAGAGAAATAGAATGCGAAACTATTAGTCGTAAGGATTATTTAGATATAATCTTAGAAAATAAACAAGATTCAGATGTTGAAGTTATTTACAATTCTTGCTCTATTTTTAGAGATGACAAACTAATAGATGAATTAAAATGTAATATGAATCCAACAGATGTGGTGGAGAAAATTTTATCATTTTCAACTATTTACTCTTTAGCTAAAACTATTTTAGAAAAATCAGATATATCTCAAGCTGGAACTATAAGCAAATTTATTTCTGTTATAGATGATGATATAAAAAACTAATAAAAACGGATTGGATAACTTTCACAATTTCTAAATATATATTAAGGGGTTATCCTCTCCGTGAACTTCAAACTTTATCAAAAAGTGAATTATATTTTTTTTATAGAATTTTAATTGATGAAATGAGTTGACTTAATAGCATTATAAAAGTATAATAAGAAAAAAGCTGAAAGGTGGTAGTTCTAAATGATAGGTTTAATTATAATTATTCTTATAATAGTGTATGCAGGGAAATATTATAGATGGACTGAAAGATTAGGTTATTTTAAATCTATGGGAATTACTGCTTTAGTTGTATTTAGTATAGTTGGACTTGCTATAATAGTAGGAAATACTAATTGAAAAAAATAAGTTTAGAGATTAAGAGAGTTTTTAACTCTCTTTTTCTTTTTAAGGAGGACATATGAAAAGTGAAACATTAAAAGGAGTGGGAGTTTTTATAACTGACCCACAAGGAAAGAATATTGGCTATATAATGGTAAATGAAAAACTTGAAGTTATTAGTAAATTAAAATATGGATATAAAATAAAAGAGGAGTAACTCCTCTTTTAATAATTATTAGGCTTCTATTACAGAAACACTTACTTTAACATTTCCACTGTCAATAACTAGATACCAGTAGTCATAATGTGGTATAGTTATTACAGCAGGAGATTGTTTACAATGCCCACCATAATAATGGTATTCTCTATTATTTTTATAATTAGAGAAATTAACACTATTTAATAAAATGACATTACATTCAGTTCCTTCTATTATAGCTTCTACAATGTCATTTTGTTTTAAATAGTTTAAATCAAAATATAAAAAGTCCATATAGTTTACCCCTCCTTTCCTAATTCAATATTTGAGCCCCCTCTCCTATATTGGATTATAACTTTAAAAGAGAAAAAAGTAAAATTTAAAAATTTCTCTTGACTTTTTGTCGTCAGAAAGGAGTGTGAAAAATGGATGACAAAAAAAAGATAGGGAGACCTAAATCTTTAAAGCCAAAATCAATAAAATTGACAGTTAGAATTGATGAAGAAACTAATAAGATTTTAGAAGATTACTGCAATAGGAAAAATAAAACTATTGTAGAAGGTGTAAGAGATGGAATAAACTATTTGAAAGAAAAATAAAAGAGATAGATTACACAAGCCTGAGAAACTTACAATCTATCTCTCCACCAAAGTATTGGTATGTAAATATTATACACTGCATACCTCTATTTTGGCAACTAAAAAATTAAAATGGAGGTATTTTTTTATTTTTATGTTTGGATTTGGTCAAGGGATAAAATGTCAAAAGAAAAGAGGTAAGGTGAATAAAAATGGAAAATAAATTAGTAAAAATAAATAATGTAGAACTTGGAATAAAAGAATATAAAAAAGAAAGAGTAGTAACTGCTTGGGATATAGCAAAAGTTCATAATAGAGAAGTTAAAAGAATTAATGAACAATTTAATAGAAATAGAGATAAGATGATTGAAGGAGAAGATTTTTATGTAATTAAAAGAAATGAAATTCCAAAGTCGCTTTCAGCGACCTTAAAAGATTTATGGGCATTTGCTCCAGCAATGAAAGAAATGATTTTATTTACAGAAAGTGGTTATTTAATGCTAAACAAAGCATTTGATGATGATTTATCTTGGCAAATACAAAGACAATTAGTTAAGGGATATTTCAAACTTAAAGAACTTAAATCAAGTATAGATAAAGATAAAAGACTTGAAATAATGGAAAAAAATGCAAATGTAAGAATGGCTAAAATGTTAAAATCTTTAATACCATTCTCAAAAAGTGAAAGATATAAAGAAATATTGGTATCAGAAGCAACAAAAGTTTTAACAGGTAGAGAACTAATCCTACCACCAGAAGTGGAAGCTAAGACTATAACTGCCACTCAAATAGCAAAGATATTAGGAGTATCTGTTCAAAAGATAGGAATAATTTCTAATAAATATAACTTAAAAACAGAACAAAATGGCTATTGGGTTCATGAAAAAGCCGCTCATTGCAATAAAGAAGTACCTAATTTTAGATATTTTGAAAGTGCAATAGAAGAATTTAAGAAATATATTTAATAAACACTAAGAGGAGTATAAAAGCTCCTCTTTTTTATTTGGAGGTGAGAATTTGGAACATGTATTAAGTGCAACTCTTGAATTAAAAGATAAGTTTTCTTCAAAAATAAAATCAGCTAGTAAAGAATTAGGATCTTTTTCCAAAAATGCAATAAGTGCAAAAGGAGCTGTAAAAGAAACTGCTGATTGTATAAAAAGTAGTTTTGAAAATTTAAAAAACTTAGCAATAGGATTTGGAGCCTTTAAAGGAGTTATGGCTGTATTTGATTTTGTAAAAGATGCCTATACAGGATATGCTAAATTAGATGCTGCAATAACAAGAAATAGAGGAATAATGAGAGCCTCCATTGAAGATACAGCAAAATTAAAATCACAAGTTTTAGAGCTTGGAAAAACTATGCCTTTTACTGCTCAAGAAGTTGCAGAAGCTCAATATTATCAAGCTATGGCTGGAATGAAAACAAATGAAGTACTGGAAATGACACCCAAACTTTTAAAAATGTCTATTGCATCAGGGCAGGATTTAGCTAGTACATCAGATATACTAACAGATAATATTTCAGCTTTTGGCTTAGCTTTAGAAGACGCAGACAGACTTATGGATGTTATGGTAGCAACAGCGAATAATGCTAACACTGATATAGCTGGACTAGGTGAAGCATATAAATATGTTGCATCCACTTCAAGAAGTTTTGAAAGTATGGAAGAAGTAAATATATTATTAGGAACTCTTGCTAACAATGGTACAAAATCAGGACAAGCAGGAAGAAACTTAGCAGCAGTTTATACAAGACTTGCTAAGTCTACACCTGATATAGATAAAGCTTTAAAAGTTATAAATTTAAAGTTATATGATAGTCAAGGTAAATTTAAAGGATTAAGAAAAATTGTGGAAGAAATGAGACCAATATTAGCTAGAATGACTGATGAACAAAGGAACTATATTTTAACTACTATTTTTGGCTCTGAACAGATGAGAATTATAACTTCACTCTTAGGAACATCTAAAGAAAGTTTTGAAACATTAGCTAACTCAATATACAATTCTAAAGGAGCTACTGAAGAGTTTAATAAACTTCAAGAGAATACACCTGAATATAAAATAAAAGCTTTAGCTAGTGCTTGGGATAATTTGAAACTACATATAGGAGAAGCAGCTGCACCAGCTATAACAAGTCTCATTGAAAATTTAACTGGAAAAATTATTGAATTAACAGAAAGTGATACATTTTCCAAAGAAAATGTTCAAGCATTTTTTGATACGGTTATAGGGTATCTAAATACAACAATAGATTTAGTATCTGATTTAGCAACATTATTAGAACCTGTAATATGGGGACTTAAAGTAGTAGGAAAAACCGCAGAAATAGGTAAAAATATAGGTTCATATTTTATGACTAATAAGTCTATTAAACAAAATAATCTTGAATCTGAGATAATAGAAAATAATAATAAAATTTGGCAGATGAGACCTGAAACAAAGGAAGAAGAAGAAAAAAGGAAAAAACTTTTTATTAAAAACGAACAAAAAAAACAAGAGTACTGGAAAGAATATGGTGAGAGAATTGAATTGAAAGCCAAAAATGGAGACCCACATGCCATAAAAGATTTAGTATACAAACCTTTAGGAAATAGTATAGAAGAAATAACAGAAGCTTATGACATGATGTATCAAAAAACTAAAGAAAAAATAGATGGTTTAGCTTCTCAAGTTGGAGTACCGCTTAGAGATACTACAAATTCTCAAAGCCAATATATAAAAACTAAAGAAAAAATAAATGACGTTATAGGTATAAAGCCAATAAGAGATACAAAGTTAAATGATGCATTTTCTCCACAAGTAAATATAGAAACAGACAAAAATAAAATTCTTGAAACTAAAAAAGAGGATATCCCCACTATTTCTCCTATCATTAATCTTAAAAATGATAAAGATAAGTTTATAAACAATAAGATTTTGAATCCACAAGTAAAAGATGTTTCTAATAAAAAAGAAGAACCTAAAAAAGAAATAATAAAAACAGCAACTCCTAGTTACGATAAGTTAACTTCAAAATTGATTAGTGCTTTTGAAGAACAAAGGAAAAATGTAAAAACTGTAGTAGAAAATAAAACTCTGAACTATATAGCTAAACCTTCTGAAAAAATAAGAGTTCCAGAAGTTAAACAAGGTAATAATGATATTAAAGTTCCACCTCAAAATGTTACATTTTCTCCACAAATAAATTTAAATATGGGTGGAGTTGTAATAAAAAATGAAGCAGACGTTGAGAAAGTTGCAGAATTGAGTAAACAAAAAATTATAAAAAATTTAATGACTTATGTACAAACTACAAATTAAAGGAGGTCTAGTATGAAACCAACATTTATTTTATTGAAAAATTCTACAAGCACTCCTTTTTTCTTTGTTGTTCCACCTTTGGATTTAAAGATTGAGAGTGAGCAAGACACACAGATTTTTAAAATAATCGATGTAGGAGAAAAGACATTAATAGGAAATAGAAAAGCTGAAAGAATTACATTTTCTACATTTTTTCCTAATCTTAAATCACCTTTTTTTAATTATTTATTATCTGCAACTCCATCTGGAAGTGTAGAAACATTAACTAAATTAAAAAATGATAAAGAGCCTTTAACTTTAATTGTTCCTGAGTTCAACATATTTTTTAAATGCTATATCCAAACTCTAAATTTTTCTATAGTTGAAAGAACTGGAGATATTGATGTAGAAATAAGTTTAATAGAAGTTACTAAAAATAAAAACTTGCTAGATGTAGCAAGAGGCTTATTGCAAAGGTGATTTTATGGAAAGAGTTAAAATTTATGTTAATGGAAAAGAATATAAAAATATTTTTATTCAAGTAATTTGGAGTGGTGCTATACACGGAACAGCTAGAAAGTTAGAAGTTGAGTATTTAGGAGATATTATAACTAATATTGGAGATGAAGTTGAATTTTCTTATGATGATGAAAAACTATTTGTTGGAAAGGTATTTTTTCATTCAAGAAAAGGAGATACTGTTAAGACATTCTATGCTTATGACAATTCTATTTATCTGAATAAAAATAACTTTGTTAAAAATTTCTTTAGGAAAAAGCCTTCTGAAATTATAAAAGAAATATGCGGAGAACTTAATTTAAAAATAGGTAAAATACCACAAGATGAAGTTACTTGTACTTATCCTGCTATTGACAGAAGCGGATATGAAATTATATTGAATGCTTACACTATTCAACATAGAAAAAATAAAAAGATTTATTCTATTGTAAGTAATGATAAAGCAATAGATATAGTTGAGCAAGGAACACATGCTGATGTTCTTTTAACAAGTGCTTATAACATTTCTACATCTTCCTATGAAGAAAGCATAGAGAATATGATAAATCAAATAGTTATCTATAAAGTTGAGAATGAAAAGCAACAAATACTTAATAAAGTAGAGAATGCAGAAGATAAAAAGAAATTTGGACTATTTCAACAAGTTATGCAATATGAAAAAGATGTGGATAATATAGCAAATGCTAAGGATATGCTAAAAAGTGTAGAAAAAAGTGCAAAATTACAATGTTTAGGAAATGTATTAATTCAAGCAGGGTATAACATAGGAATACAAGAGCCACATAGTGGACTTGTTGGAGATTTCTTAGTTAAATCAGATGCTCATGTCTTTGAAGGAGAAACTCATTATTGTAATGTTGAGTTAGCATTTGAAAATGTAATGGATAAAGCGGAATTTGAAAACAAAGAAAAAGTTAAAAAAAGTGATAAAAATAAAAAAGGTAAGAAAACTAAAAAAGGAAAAGCTAAAAAAGTAAGTAAATTGGATCAACTGTTTCCAGAAGGGTGGGATAAGAAATGAGTGATTTAGGATTAATGATAGGTGAAATGATAAGTCAAGCTACAAAAGGAACATCTATCATAAAAGCTAGTGTGCTTACTCCTCCACCAAATTTAACAATTGAATTTGATGGACAAACTATCCCTTCAGAGCAAATTTACTGCAGTAATTACTTATTGCCTCACTATCATAGAGATTATACGATAAATGGTGTTATTGATGAAATAAAAATAGATGTATCTAAATATGGTTACGATAATACTACTCAGGATGCAATGGGGCATAAGATACCAAAATTAGAAGGAAGTGGAAACTATCAGGGAAATGGAACATATAAATCTCACAAGGATATTTGGTTCGAGGATACATTACAAAAAGGCGATGAAGTACTTGTTCTTGTTATGGGTGTACATTATGTAGTTGTAACAAAAATAGTTAAAATGCCAAATAAAGCTATAGAGGGGGTGTAATGTGGAAAAAGATTTTAATATTTTTCTTGAAAAATCAGAAACAGAAGTTGAAGAAATGCCAATTTTTAAAGAATATGCTATAGACTTTAAAACTGGAGAGTATATCAAAGAAGGGAATGATATAAAAGTTTTAGAAGAAAATGAAGCTTTAAAAGTATGGATATTCAAAGCATTAAAGACTGAAAGATTTAGATATACTGATGTGCATAGTGATGAATATGGGAGTGAATTAGAAACTAATATAGGAACTATCTATCATAAAACAGTTAAAGATGCTTTAATGATAAACCAAATAAGGGATACATTACTAGTAAATCCTTACATCACAGAGTGCTATAATTTTGACATTTCTAACGAAGATGAATATGTTCCACAAATAACCTTTAATGCTAAAACTGTGTATGGTGAGCTAGAAATGGAGGTGTAAATGAAAGATAAAATTGAATTAAGAAATAATTTCTTAGATAACTTAAAAAACCCACTCTCAAAGATGGAAGGTACTTATAACTTTGATATTGCAGCAACTTTTGGAATTACTGCAGAAGAAGTTTATAAAGAGTTAGAATTTTGGGAAAAACAAACTTTTATAGATACTGCAACAGAAGATGAATACGTTGATAAGCATGCTTTAATGTTTGGAGTAAAAAGAAGAGTTGGAACTAAGGCAAAAGGAACTCTAAAAGTAACAGGAAAAGCAAACTCTATCATAGAAGAAAATACAATATTTTTAAATAGAGATGGAATAAAATATAAATCTTTAAGAAGAGAATATTTAAGCACATCAGGAGTTGCAGAGATAGAAATAGAATGTTTATCTGAAGGTAAAATAGGTAATGCTGCAATAGGAGAAATAACAACATTTGAAATTCAAAATAGCAATATTTACAGTGTTACTAATGAAAAAGAAATTATCAATGGATATGATAAAGAACCTAATTCTGTGCTAGTCGCAAGAGCAAAAGAAAAAGCTACGAGACCCGCTCACAGTGGAAATATCTATGATTATGAGCAGTGGGCTAAGCAAGTTGATGGAGTTGGAAAAGTCTTAGTAAAACCTCTTTGGAATGGAAACGGAACTGTTAAAGTTCTAATTGCCAATTATAATAATGATATAGCTGATTCTAGTCTAATTCAAAAAGTTAGAGAAAGAATACAGAGCGATGACGGTAGACCCGTTGGAGCTGATGTAACTATAGAAAGCTTTAGAGCTAAGACTATAAATATAGAAGTGAATACTATATTAAAATCTGGATATGCTTTATCAGATGTAAAAGAAAAGATTGAATCTCTTTTAAAAGCTGTTATAAAAACTGGGAATGCTACATTTGAGAAAGTTAATAAGACAATACTATCTATCAATCGTTTAGAGAAAGCTATTTTAGAAATAGATGGAGTAAATGATAACTTTGTAAAAGTAAACAATTCTAATTCTAATATAGAAATTGCAGATGATGAGATATTAGTGGTTGGGACAGTGATTATAAATGAGCAATAGATTAATTAAAAAAGTCTCTAAAGTAGCTAGAAACACATTACAAGAAGATTTGATAAGAACACTAGATTTAATCTGTGAATATGCTAAAAATGATATACAAAAATACAAGGAGCTATTATTCATAGCTTTTTTTAATGAGCAACAAGTGGCTAATTATGAAAGGTTTATGGAATTAGACTATAAAAATGGTTGGAGCTTACAGGATAGAAAAGATAGAATTATCTATACTTTACTATCAAAAAATATCTTTACTCCACAAGTTTTAAAAGAACAAGCAAAGATATTCACAAATGGAGAAATAGAAGTAATTGAGGATTACGGAAATTATTCATTTACGATAAAATTTACATCTGTAGTTGGAATACCTCAAAACTTAGATAATTTTAAGAATTTCATTTATATTAATAAACCAGCACATCTAAATTTCAAAATTGAGTTTAGATACAACACACATAACCAAGTGGCTTATTTGACTCATAATAGCTTAAAACTTAAAACACATAAAGCGATTTATGATACTAGACTTTATAATGATGCTGATGTTATTGGAAAGTATCACAAACATATTGAGTTAAGTTCTATGAAACATACATCTTTAAAAACTATAAAAAATAGAAATATTTATGATGAAAGGAGATAAAAAATGGGAGATTATACTAAATATTTAAGATTAATAAAACCAGGTGGAAATGATTATTATAACGTAGATGATTTTAATCAAAACTCAGAATTAATAGACAAGGAAACAGAGAAATTAAATAATGCTGTTACTAAAATACAAGAAGGAGCAACGAGAGAAAAAGCTGGTATAGTGCAATTCGGAACAGAAGAGGGTAAGGCTCTTGAGGGTATGATGTTAGCTAGATTAGCTGGTTGTGTAGGTTATGGTGGTGACATTCAAACAGCTGGAACTAAGGACGTTAACTACATTTATTACGACAGAAACACTAGAAAAATGTACAAGTGTTTAAACCAAAATAGTGATGTGTCGGCTAATGTTGCTAATTTTATTCCGTTAGACAATAATAGTCTTTTGGATAGATTGGAAAATTTATCTATAATTCATAAAAATGAAAATGGACTATCAGCAACAATTTTTAAACAAAATAAGTTAGTTGTAATTACAATATCTTCTAATGGGATAGAACATATTGAATACTTAAAAAAAGTTTATTTATCATTACCTTTCCAAGTTCATGATATTTGTGGAGCTATAACTGGAAATAATGGTACAGCAGGACAAGTAGAAATTACTAATAATATTTTAAAAATAACTGCAAGTGACAAAGTAAAAGGTTTAGACCACAGCTTTATGACTAACCTTGTTACTTTTATTAAAGAATAAAGATAATTGCTTAAGCAAATTTAAATAATTTTCAAATTTATTTAGATTTTTATATTTAAAAATGCTGTTTTGAGTATCTTATATATAAAATTCTTTAAAATTATATTTAAGAAAAAATATAAAAATGTACTCAAAAGCAGAAAATAAAACTATAAATTCTTTATAAATTTGAAAATCTATTAACATTTTGAAAGGAGTAAAAATGAAAACAATAAACTTTTACAAAAAAGAAAAATTGATATTTTCTGTTTATGCAGAAAGCTTAGAAGATGTCTTAAAATCACCTTTATCATATTTTCAAGGATATACTCAAGATATGATAATTACAGATATTACATATCAATATCCATTTTTTAAAGATGATGTATTAAGAGAAATGAGCAAAGAAGAAAAGGTTAGAAATAACATACCAGTGCAGCTTGAAGATGGAGAAATAATAAAAGATAAAAAACTAATAGTTGTACCAAAACCAGCTGGAAATGAAAAATATATGTATTGGGACAAAGAAAAATCATTGTGGATATTGGATAATCAAAAAGAGTATGATGATTATTGTGCTTTAATTGATGATTTAAAAGCCAAATCTTTGGAATATGGGTTTGATTATAAAGTTGATGGAAAAGAACATAGACAGAAATGCAGAGATAAGGATATAACTTTATTAGCTTCAAATATAACTTTTATGTTAGCAGAAAAAACTGTTTATGGTAAAGAAAAACCAATCACTTGGTATTTTGAAGATAACTTTGGAATAGAATTAGATTTAGAAAAATCTTTAGTGTTGGCTAGTTTTGGAAAAACTTTCACACAATCTGTTTATGATACAGAGCATTACTTTAAAACGAAAGTAAACCCAAAAGAGTTATCAAAATCAGAATTTGAGGCAAAAAGAAAAGAGATACATACAAAACTTGCTACAAGTTAATAAAAAAACTAGAGGTAGTTTAGCATAGCTACCTTTTTTAAATTGGCTTAATCAAGCTCTCACAAAGTCATTTTTAGGAGGTGATTTTAAATGTATACATTATCAGAAACAAGTTTAAAAATGCTGAAAGGGGTGCATCCAAACCTGGTAAATTTTATGACAGAACTTATAAAGATAAGCCCTTGGAATTTTAAGATAACTGCTGGAGTTAGAACAGCGGAAGAGCAGAATAGGCTATACCAAAAAGGCAGAACTGCTCCTGGAGCAAAAGTAACCAATGTAGATGGATATAAATTAAAGTCCAACCATCAAGTTAAATTTAATGGGCTAGGTTATGCTGCAGACATTGGTGTTCTAGTAAAAGAAAAAGTAAAAGTATCTGTTATGGAAAATGGAAAAAAAGTAGAAAAGGTTATAGAAAAGGACGTTTATAAAGGAACTTGGAGAGATTTCCACTTCTATCAAGACATCTATAATACTGCTAACAAAGCAGGACTGTTAGAAAAGTATGGTATTGAATGGGGTGGAAATTGCTGGAGAACTTTTAAAGATGCTCCACACTGGCAAATTAAAGGTGCAGACAGAGTTGCTTATAAGTAAAGGAGATAGATATGGAAATGACTAGATTAAATACTATGCCAATTGATGACAAATATTGGGAAGTTTTAGAAGATTATACTTACAGAACATCTAAGGGACTTGTGACAGTCCCAAAAGGTTTCAAAACAGATTATGCCTCAGTCCCAAGAGTTTTTAGAAACATAATCAACAGCTATGGCAAGCATGGGAGAGCGGCTGTAGTCCATGACTGGCTATATTCTAGTAAATGTACTTTAGATGTAACTAGAGAAGAAGCTGACAAAATATTCTTAGAGATTATGACAGAATGGGGAGTAGGTGTAATCAAAAGAAATTTAATGTACAGAATGGTTAGAATGTTTGGGGCTAGCCATTTTAGGAAAGGGGAGTAATATTATTTATGATATCTTTAACACAAGAGCATTTAGCATTTGCTGGGAGTATACTAGGTATTGTTGGGTTTATTTGGGGTATAATTTCAAGTTTAGATAAAAAATTTGAAAAGAATAATGCGAGACTAGAAGAAATGATTGATAAAAAGTTAGATAAAATTGTATATGATGAACATAGAAAAGCATTTGAAAATTGGAGTAATGAAAAAGATAAAATTATAGAAGAAAAGATAGAAAAAATAGAAAATGCTTTTAAATCAGATTTACAAGAAATTAAAGCAAGTTTAAAAGAAATAAATAGTCATATGTTGAGATGTAAAAAAGATTAACGGGGTAGGATTTTGTCCTGCCCTTCTTTTTTTAATGTTTTATCGGATATGATACACTAAAAATAATTATTAGTTTTATATCTTAAAATTTCTTACAACAGACAAAAAACAGACAATTCAAAATATATTGAGGTATAATCTATATTAGATTATTATTATCTTATTATCCATTCCTAGGCACCATTTTATTTATAAGCATT